GCCCTAAAAGGGGCACCCAGTGCTTCAATGCACAACATCCATTTCCCTAAAGCGGAGAGAAAACCGCCATGGGAAATGCCCGCGTTAACTTGCATTCAATGTAAGTTAACAAGAATCCAAAAGGAAGGTTACGTTCAGTGCGTAGTCAAAGGAACCAGTGGTATCCCAGCACTAAAGTGGCTAATTACCACGATTTTGCTGGAATTTCGCCGGACTTTGATTTATACGCTGAAGGTTACTCTTCTAACGACCTCTTGCTATCCGAAGGTCACCCTTGGCCACGCATGCGTGGCACAGGTGGTGATATCGGTGGCGAGTTTTGGGTCGTTAAAAGGGATTACGAGAGCTCCGGATCCGATAAGGATTACGAAGTTTATTCGGGCGGGCAGTATTGGAAAGGGCGTCAATTTGCTCACGCTTATAACGTGACCAACTCGACATTCCCTGTTGTCTTACCGTCTCTCCAGAGTGATCTGGAAAGGACGGCGACATCCGCTATTGCTCGTATTCTCCCGACGAATCCCCTGAGTAACCTCTCACAGTTCCTTGGTGAGCTCAGAGAGGGTCTTCCTTCTCTGCCAGGTATCCGTTCATGGCGTAATCGGACACTTATCGCACGCTCTGCGGGCGACGAGTATCTGAACGCGCAATTTGGATGGTTACCGCTCATCTCGGACCTGAAAAAGTTCAATTACGCCGTAACACACAGTGATGTGCTGCTACGGCGTTATGAGGCTAATTCAGGAAAGCTGTTGAGACGTAGAGTCGAAATACTAGACGATAGTGACATATCGGAGAGTAGTGAGTCGGGTATCGGAGTTTTTCCGACCCCTCACCCACCCTACGCTATGCCCTTCGACTTTTATTCCGGCATCCATGGCAAGAAGACCACCCTTACGACGAAACGTCATAAGGTCTGGCTTTCTGCGGCGTTCACTTATTACCTCCCGCCTTACGAGGCGAATGGTAATAACCTGAAACGGAACGAGCAACTTACGAATTACTTGTATGGAACTCGTCCCACGCCCGAGCTTCTTTGGAATCTCGCGCCATGGACCTGGGCCGCTGATTGGTTTGGAAACTTTGGGGATGTAATCCACAACGTTTCTGCATTCCAAGCAGATGGCCTTGTCATGCCTTGGGCGTACATCATGGAAACAAAATCCACTGAAGTACATCACCGTATTCAACGAGACTTTGTCTCGTATCCTACGGGTACCTTCACTCAGACGTTTAAAACAACGTCTAAGGTAAGGTTCAAGGCGACACCTTTTGGATTCGGCCTAGACCTCGGTTCTTTTACGGACCGACAATGGGCCATCCTTACTGCTCTTGGTTTAACTAAGAGCAGGACCCAACTGAAGTTCGACTGAATTTCAGTTGAGCCCGACTAGCAATCCTGCTTGTTGGGTTAGTACCCCTTCAAGGAGACAGATAGTCATGGCTTTTGCCGACCCACAGACAGTCACCATCAATGCGGTGGCAGAGACCCTTAACAGGATCTCCAGCGAGAAGAACCAGTCGGAGTATCTCACCTCCGATTCGGAATTCAAGCTGACCGTCGCGCACGCTTATGGAAAGCGTGTTCGCCGGACCATTCGCATCGATCGCTCGCGCCTGCAGACTGACGTCCTGAACCCAGTGGTGATGAGTCCGTATTCCATGAGTTGTTATCTCGTGGTGGACCATCCCATTCTGGGATTCACGACGACAGAGCAGCAACAGTTGGTCGACGGTTTCGTCGACTACCTGGATGCGTCGAGCGGTGCTCGCATCTTCGAACTTCTCGGAGGCGAGAACTGAGCTGTCTGTGACGACAGGAGCTGTGGCACTGGATTCCACATACCTCTATTAGGAGGGATGGATGAAAAGCCATATGCTGCTCCTGAAGTTAGTACTCGAGGAATCGGGTACTAGATGTTGCACAAGCACCACTCGCGATTTCAAAAGAATCGCGAGACGTGTTGAACACGAGGGGCTATCGTTTCTCACGATAGCCCTACCACAATTTTGCGAAGACCTCCAAAAAGGTCTGGACAAAGGCGTGGTTGAGACAACCTCCTTCTCAGGTTTTGAGAAGAAGGGGCGTCTCCCAACTTTGTTGTTGGGTTTCACCTCTCAGTTGTTCGACACGTATACTGGTGTGTTAGTCGATGAACCTTCAATTGAGGCCATTCACTCCCTACGGCAGATTACTCTGCTGTTCGGTAAGGTGAATCTCCCTTGTAGTGATGCAAGGGTTAAGGCCGCTTTTCGGAAGTTCATCGATTGTGAACAAGATGTCCGTCGGGCTGATGCTGCTCTTCCGGAATCAGCTAAAGCTGAGTTCGTTAGGGTAGCCTCAATCGTCTTTGGAGATATGTTTTCCTTCATAGACAAAACTGTCTATGACGGGGCCATAGTTCCAAAGCATGGACCGGGTTCGACTGCTGATAAACTTTTGGGAAACCAAAAGTATAATCAGACAGTCTGGACAGAAAGATTGGAATATTACTTCCCTCACGGGGAGTTTTTGTTCCCTTCCTTCTCTCATTTTCTCAATGAGCCGGAGGTGGACATCTTGGATCCTGGCGCAGAGCTACCTGTTAGGGTAGTCGCTGTACCTAAGACGCTGAAAACACCCCGCATCATTGCCATAGAGCCTACTTGCATGCAGTACGTGCAACAAGGGCTCATGGAAGTGATAGTGGAAGGTATCCAGAGGGATGACATCCTCGGGAGCCTTATCGGATTCGATGACCAAACTCCTAATCAGAGAATGGCCAAAGACGGCTCAGTTAATTCTGAGTTGGCTACGCTCGATTTGAGCGAAGCCTCCGATCGTGTTTCCAATCAGCATGTACGCGATCTCTTCAAGTATTGGCCCCATCTTCGCGATGGAGTTGATGCTTGTCGGTCACGGAAGGCTGATGTGCCTGGTTTTGGCGTTAAACGCCTGGCCAAGTTTGCGTCTATGGGATCCGCGCTTTGTTTCCCCATTGAAGCAATGGTCTTTCTGACCATTGTCCTCATTGGTGTATCTAAAGCGCGTAACACCCAGGTGTCTCGATCATTTCTTAATGAAATGGTCGGACAGGTGCGCGTCTACGGGGACGACATTATTGTCCCCGTGGATACTGTGTATTCCGTTGTTGAGCAACTCGAAGCTTTTGGGCTAAGAGTAAACTCTAGCAAGTCTTTCTGGACTGGGAAGTTCAGAGAGTCTTGCGGGAAGGAGTACTATGACGGAACGGACGTATCTGTTGTCCGTTTACGCCATATGCTCCCTACACAGCGGAAGCATGTTCCTGAACTGATCGGCACAATCGCTTTTCGTAACCAGATGTACTTCGCTGGTTACTGGAAGACTTGTGCGTTCCTCGATGAATTGATTAAGGGATTTATCCCTTTTCCAATAGTTGAGGTGACCAGTCCTGGGCTTGGCAGACATTCCTTCTTACCTTCAGAAGGTGAGAGAGAATGTCCAGATCTACAGCGGCCCCTTGTCAAGGCCGCAGTGGTATCTAACCGGATCCCTCCAAGTTACTTGGATGGTTCCGGAGCCTTGCTTAAGTGCTTCCTTAAACGCGGCGATAAGCCATTCGCTGACAGGAATCACCTAGAACGTGCTGGACGTCCTAAGACCGTCAACATCAAGCTTAGGTGGGTCCCGACCTATTAAGGTCGGGCGGGGCTCGAAAGAGCCCCCGGGGAGACTAGTCTCCTTCGGAGACTT